GTCTCGTAAATTTTGCTATTTTTGTGCTCGAAACGCAGGGGGGATTTAAAATAATCCGCTCTCTTTCGTGTTCCTGACAGCAATTTCACGCAGCTTTTCAGCGTCTATATCTCCGCTTTCGGCTTTCTTATGCGTCGCACTTGATAAAGTTATTAAATTGTTTGGGTCATATGCTTTGCTTTTGTCTTCGCTTAAAGGTGTGATGTGATGTACTTCTAGATTGTCTGATACTAGATACGGTGCTCCGTCAAGTCCATTGATAGCAGCCTGATCTATGCCACCATCTCTTATCTTGATGAGTCTTGATAGTTTGGTCCATCTAGATGATGATCTTATCTTTTTGTTTTGCTGATCATCTCTATGATATGTACGCTTTGCACTGCATACATGATTGTACGGTACTAATCTATGACATTTGGAGCACATCTTAAGCATATTGTTAGCTCTCATATATAAATCACCACACTAGCATTAAATCACGTTTATGCGTGCTCTTATACGACTTTATAGGCCTTTTGCCGTCATGATATCAGATAGTTCCTTTTTGGCTTGTTTGTAAAGTCTTTGCATATGCCTTAATGAGTATCCCTTCATCTCTGCTATATCCTCAAGTGTTAGCCATTTGTGTTCGCAGTCTACTGTATCATAATAGCCAATAAACTTATACATGATGATACTGTAATGTAAATCATTTACAGTCTTTAGCATCATAACAGTTTCATAGATATTGTTTAGGTCTTTAAGTAATTCAGCCTTACGCGTCATCATGTTAATGTACTGTGCGTCTTTATTAACGACTGATTGTATCTTTGGCTCATCACTTATTACAGGTGATCTAGGTGAGAATCTATTATCTAAATATAATAGCTCTCTATACTTAGGCTGATACTGTGATAGTTTTTGCGTTAGTTCGTTTGGTGTCATATATCTACCTCTTTATGTATATATATTATATCATAGTAAAGATAAAAAGTACCGAATTAATCGGTACTTATTTATATTTGTTTACCATTTACATAGCCATCAATATGCACATTAACAATGTGCGTTTCAGCACTGTTAATCATATCTTGTATGGCTGTGTAATCATCATTCATAGATAACAAATCATTATAATATAGCGTGATTATATAATCATCTCTATGCCTGTCCTCTCGGCTTGATGATATTGTAATATGATGTGTAACAGAGCCACCAATAAACAGCGTACCGCAGTATATTCTTTTTGCATCACTGATATTGATCATGTTATTATCGCTTAACTTAATCCACATCATTATTGCCCTCTAGCTTTGTTGATATATCAATTATTCGACTGAATGCCAAATCTAAAGCTTTAAGTGATGATACTGATTTGTAAATATAATAAGTTTGTCTATATTTATTCCACTTGCCGTGCTTCTTGCTGTAACGTCTAGCTCTTTCTTTGTATCTTTTTGTTTCGCGCAGCAACCTTTCAAAAATCATTTCAGTGATTTCTAGTTCTTCTAAAATTACGTTTTCTTTCGTCATTTTTTACCGCCTTTCCCCATTTGTCGCCTTTGCATAAACCATATAGCTTACACTTCCAGCATTCTTTAACTTTGCATTCGTTAAATGCTTTTTCAATATATTTGTCTGACAATCTTCTTTTGTATGTAGTTCTTTCCATTAAATTTTTCTCCTTTTAAGGTTATGTTTAATTATTGTGCTGTTCCATCAATTGCTCATTTTGTTTGCGAAGTGTTTTGATATCTTCTTTTAATACTTTTATATTAATATATAAATCTTCGATCGTGTCGGAAAGTAATTTTGTTGTTTCTTTAAACATGTTTTTGGTATATCTAAGCTTTTCATTTTCTTCTTTTAATTCTATAGCGATATTATATACGTCGTGAAAAATTGCGTCTCTACAATTATCAATAGTATAAATGGCTAGCTCTTTATCTTTGTATGGGCAATCTGGGCAATCTTTAGCATTATCATGGCAAATTTTCCATGCTTCTAGAGCTTCTTCTAAACCCTTCATATCATCACCCCCTGTTTTCTTTTGCATAGTCTTGTATTAATTTGATTGTTTTAAACTGTATTCCTCATCATTACTGATCATTCTCTTTTTTCCTCTTTTCTTGATATTCTATCCATTTGTATCTTTTCTTGATCTTCTATCCATTTGTAAAGATTATTAATGCCGCCATTGAAGATACACTTATCGCAGTCAATCCATTCACACATCAAATAATCTGCTCCACTATCATGATATTGTCGTTTGATTTCCTTACAAACGTCTTGCAACTTGTTACCCAATATTGCTTCTTTTTCCCATGAATCAATGATATTGATTTCTCTTTGTAATAACTTGATCTTATTTTCATACATCTCAATTGTTCGAAACGGGCTACGTGAGCAGACAAATTCCGAGGCGCCACCTTTTAAATCACAGTCATTGCATGACAAGCCTTCGCAAAAATCAGCTTCAGTCATTTCAACGCCCTTGCTCTTCATATACTTTTTTAGGGCTTCTTCAAACTCTTTGTCATTATCAATCATTTTCTTCATCCAGCTTTTTTAGCTTCATTAATCCATCTTTTAAGTCCACCAATCCCATTAAAGGGACATTCGTTACATAAAATACCACGGCACGTAACAGATCCCGTTTTTTCTCTAGATAATTCATTCAATACATCGCAAACCGTTTTTAATCCTTCTTCTAACTTTTCATCTTGTATTAAGTTCATTACTCTTCACCTCGCGTTTTAGCTTGTCGCACCCATTCGTTAAAATTATCCATATTATCAAACAGGCAGTCATTACAATCAATTCCACGGCACGAAAGCACAGTATTGCTATTTGTCCTTAATGTTTTACAAAAATCTTTTAATTTATTATTTATATCTTGGCTTCTTTTCCATGTTTGCATAATGCTAATTTGTTGTTTTAACAATCTTATCTTTTTCTCATATTCTTTAATTTTTTGAAATGGTCTTTCCTCACATACATTGCATGTTTTTTTGCTTTTATCATACGTTTCATCACTTATAGGCTTTAATATGCAATCCCTACATGGCAGTCCATTACACATATGAATTTCATTCGTTTCAATTCCATAACATTTTACGTATTCTTTAAACGTTTCTTGAAACTCTTTGTCGTTGTTAATCATTCTTTTCTTCCTCCAAATAATCAAATATTGTTGTTTGTCTTTGTTTTTTAAGTCTATAGCCTATTTTTCTGTATTCTTCATATACAGGCTTCCAAATCACTTCACATTGTTTTCTTTCACTTGGAAAATACCGCTCTAATGTATCTAAGTCTTTTTGTAAGGTTGGGTTAAATGGGCATCCCTTACATCCTGTCCGTGTGAAATTGTAAGGTGGATAATAAATATCACATAATCTAATATGATATTTATCAATAAACCACTGTTCCCATTCTTTAGATACCACTGCAAGCGGATGAAAGTGATAATTATTTTTACTGTACTTCACAAAGCATTGCGCTGATTCGCGTCTACCGCCTTCCTCGCGCATGATTCCAACTATAGCTACTGTCTTCCCTGTTTCGCTCATATAGTCTTCTAGTGGCTTTTCCTTAAGATTTAAGCAACACTTATCACTTATGCGTGGCCCTTTATAGCTCTCATTAAATTGGTATCTTAAAATTTTAGGGCATTTGTTAGCCGAGAAGTTATAGAGACCATCACGATATTTAATAGCTGACATTGCATCATGATTGTTTGACCAGATGTTCCACATCTCACTATGATGCTTTGATTTAAAAGGGTAGCCCTCTTTTTCTAACATCTTTTTGATTGGTAACTTTGGCTTTATGATCACAATGCGGTCATCATGTTTGGCTATATCTTTTATAAAGTTTTTTATGATGTTAAGTTCAATTCCAGTGTCACAATAGACGCGTGGAATTTTGTTGTTTGGTAGTGCTAAGTCAATCAGATAGCTAAGAACAGTTGAGTCTTTGCCACCGCTGAATGACACATAGCATTTTGATTCTCCGTATTTGTTAATAACTGTTTTGATCACCTCTAAGCGATCAAACAAGATTGTTTCATTATCCAACGCACCATATCTACGTTACATCCGTGATATGGTAACTTTGATAATCAGGCTACTCCATTTTTAAGAGCTTAGTGAGGCTCACCCATTTGATAAAATTTTATGCCATGACTCGTAAAATGTAATCTCATGGCAACCTCGTTTCACGAGGATCAGCGTTTTTCCTTTCTTTTGCTGTTATCAATAAATACCTTTTTACCAATAATCAGCAAAACGATATTTTCATGGTCAACAGTAAATGTATGACCATTTCTTTCTTTTATCTTGATATATTTGATTTCGTTCATATCAATTTCTTCTTATTTCCCTTTCTAAGACGTTTTATAAAACACAGTCACAATTTATCGTGCTTATTATAAACGTGTCTTATACTGCTTTATTTTGCTATTTAATAGCATCACTGCACCTCAATAGCTGTGTGAGTCCCGAACGCTTACAGCTTTGCGGTCGGATAAGCTTGCGCGTTTTGCAAATTGCGCATTTTTAACGAGCGCGCTATCCTCTATCAGTTGAAAAACCAAGCTCTTAAATTAAATTTATTTTTTATATACCTATCATGATAATAAACGTGCTTGCTTATTTAACTGTGCGGTTTTAAGTTTCTTCTTTTTGGCTGTTGGTGCACATCTCATACAGTTGTTGAGATGCAGCGATGTTTTATATTTTTATTTAAGTATCGTAAAAATCATCGTTTACTTTCATTTGTCTATTTCTTCCTTTGGACCAATATTAAAAACGTTGTATTTTGTTTTTACTTTTGCTTTTCGGCTTACGGCTGTATAGATGTAGTTTTGGCTCTTGCCAAGATACTTCGCAACTTCTTCAATTGTTCCAGTAAAAACAACCTCATCATTTTCTTTTACGTTGCTGATTGCATAAATGCATTTTCTACGTCCATAGTTCATTTTTCTCACTCCTCAATTCCTTCCGCCCAATGGTAAAAATCATCTATTGAATCAAACTCAACATAGAGTCTTACTCTGCGTTGGAAAAGATACTTGTAATATGCACAATCAGGTACAGGGTCTATGATCTCATCATTGTCTAAGAAATTCTTCAATGCAATTCTAGTAACTCCGCCATGCTTGATGCTTCTATTGAAAAGTTTCATGAACTTCCCATAGTTAGTTTTTTTATCAGATTTCATATGATATAACCTTTCTTATTCATCTTGTGAAATAATAATATTTGCATAATCCATTTCTAGTGGATAATAGCAGTATCTCTTGCTTGCCTTGATGCTTGTGATTTGTGCATCATCTTTATAAGCAACCCCATTTAATGCGTCTTCAACGGTTTTGATCATGTTTGAAAGATCAGGCCTTGTTGCTGGTTTGATTAATCCATACTGTACATCCATGATCTTCTTTTTGCTTTTGACAATCTCTTTTGTCATGTGTCTAAAAATTTGGATTTCAATTTTTACCGCGCCAGCGAACGGAGCACAGCCTTTATACTTCCGCTCATATGCTTTTCTTATATCCCTCTCCGCTCTTTTTGTTTCTAATGGGACATAAACATGACCATTTTTAGCGGTTCTCGGTCTCTGCATGGCTACAATTTTTCCATCAAACATAAACGATCTATTTTCCATCAATAAAATACCTCTTATATCTTATTTTTTCTCCGTAGCGGTTTTTACTTGTCAGCCATTCGTCTTTGATGTTTTCGCCGCGGTCTCTTAGCTCATTAATTCGTGATGCAAGACGATAAACACCAAGTTCTTTCATAGCTTCAGCGCTCGTAATAGAGCCAAATTCTTTAATGTACTTTAATACCTTTTCGCATTGATTCACTGTAACTTCTCCAGCCTTTCTTTTTGGATTTTATGCCCTTCAATAATCTGCTTAAGTTTCTCTTTTTCATCTTCCAGCAGCTCGATTTGACATTTATGTTCATAAATTTCAATATCCTTTTCATCAATCTTTTCTTTGAGATCATTAATTGCTTTGATTACTTTATCTAGCTCATCACTCTTGCTAAACATCTTCATATAGTTCTATTCCTTTCATATTTCTATTCTAAGCGTTGTTTTGGGAATACAGCTAAGTTATAGCTGTATTCCGTTGTAACTCTCATTCGTCTTTATTTTGCGATTTATAGGCATCCATTTTTTCTTTTAAATGGTTGTAAAAATCTCTATCACAGTATTTAAGCATTACCGCAAGTTCGTCTCCCATTTCGATATCAAAATATAATGAGTCTTCGAATTCATCATGATTTGTAAACTTAACGTATTTGCAAATGATTTCCTTGATGTTGTTTAATACCTTTTCTTCATTGCATAACTCATTGTATCTATCTTCTTCAATTGTGATTTTCATAATATGTCCTTCTCTCTTTTTTAAACTAATTTAATTATATCACTATAACAAAGTTAATTAAGTTTATTTGCGATTTAAAAAAATTTTTAATTTCGTGATTTTATCTTCTGCAGTTTTAACAGCATCTTGATACTGTCTTCTAGCTTCGTCTCGTTCTTGCATATAGCGTTTAGCCTGCTCTCTATAGTTGTTTCGCTGTAAAAGCGCTATTTTCATATCTTCCCCAATCATTCCCTCTTTTAGCTGTACTATCTGATCTTTTAGGCTGTCGTTTTCAAGCTTGATTCTTTCTTTAGATTTAGTTAATGCTGTAGCTCTTGCACGTTCCGAGCGCAGCTTTTTAGCTAACTTCTCATTTGTTTCTTCAAGCTGTTTGATTTTACTGCGCATGTCATCCATATCTTGATCACAAGAATCAACATACATAACACAGTCTTTAAACAGCCGTTTATCATAATCGCTCATTGTAGATGATTCTACGTATTTTAAAATATCGCTAACATCTTGATACATGTGATCACATCCTAAAATCCAATATCACTATCATCTACATCATAAGCGCTTTTATAGCTGTTCATAGTGTCCTGATGGGATGTATAAAAATCATTGCTTGTTTGCTGATCATAAAATGATGTTTGTGTTTGAGATGTTTGAGATGATTGATCATTTTTGGAATCAACAAATATGACGTTGTTTACAAAAACATCAGTTGTATGTACTGTAGCACCTTGTTTGTTTGTGTACTGTCCTGTTCTTAATGAGCCAGTCACGCAAACTCTACGTCCTTTGCTTAAGTACTGTGTAATTACATCAGCTGTTTTACCAAATGCACAGCAGTTAATAAAATCAGCTTTCTCTTTTTGATACGAGTTAACAGCTAATGTAAATCTTGCTACTGATTTTCCTTCCTGCGTTCTATAGCTATCCGGGTCTCTTGTAAGCCTCCCGGTTAACTGAATTGAATTTAAATCATTCATGTTTAATGTCCTCCCTTTTTATTTCTTTTTTTATTTCTTCTTTTATTTCTTATATTATGTGTATCTCACAGATACAACCCCTGTATCTCACAGATACAACCCCTGTATCTCACAGATACAACCCCTGTATCTCACAGATACAACTCCTGTATCTCACAGATACAACCCCTGTATCTCACAGATACAACTCCTGTATCTCACAGATACAACCTATTCAGTCTAATTTGCTAAGTAGTTCATCCAAATTTATTGACTGATCAGCTTTCTCATCACTCGTTTCATGCGTATCATTTTTGATGCTGTTAACTGTGATTATGTTAGATGAGCCATTTTCAATTTGTTCAATATCAATTGCGCCAGCTTCTTTTAAATCTTTCATTCTTCTGATCACTGTCACTCTTGATATCTTTAGCGCTTTAGCTATTTGAGCACCGCTTCTAATCAGCTGTCCCTTTTTAAGTTTTATTCCTCGGTATACAGTTTCTTCCTCTCTTGCAAATGTTAGAAGATAATCGTATACTGCAAGGGAATAAATATCTAACTTGCTCACCTCGTACCAATCGTATATGGCACGAGGTCTTTTTATGTATCCTTTACTCACCCATATTTTATCCTCCGAATCATTACAAATAATTCTTATGAAATACGCTCATGAATTTGTCATGTCCGTATTTTTTTTCAAAGCGTCTTTGACACTCTTTTTTTAAAGTGTAGTCTAATTCATGACCGCTCTTTGCGTCCCAGTGCAAAGTCGCATGATGCGTGTAGCAAAGATAGCAGTAGCATCCGTATTCTTCGCTCTTTCTTCGGTTATCAGTTCCAAAGAAAATGTGATGCTTGTGAAGCCCCTGCCGTGCGCCACAAATCACACAGCCATTTTCTTTTGGTGGGAATAAACTTTTTAAAGCCATGTATATTGCGCCTCCCTTGCATCCATCTTTTTAAATTCATGCCTTACCAATAGCTCTGTAGCTCTTTTTGCAATTTTTTTGAAACTAACGGTTTCTTCATATTCTCCAAAACCGTATGTTAAACGTACAGTTTTACTTGTTTCCCACCAAGCTGATAATGATTTTTTACCGTTATATTCGGGAAACGAAAAGCCGCCAATACCAAATTCATCTTTAATCCATTCTTCAGATATTGCTTTATTTTGCTCAAATTCTTCATATAAGCGGTCTTCATATCCTCTAACACAAGAACCACTGCAAGCGAAGAACGCAGCTGTATCATGCTTATTTTTGCGTTTAGGCATAGATTCACGTCTAACAAGTGCATTGCCTTCTTTATAATCAAGCTGTACAAAGCTTTTATCTTTGATCATATCATTGATTTTCTTAGTTACATCTTCATACTGTACACTTGTTTCTTTTTGTGCAGAGTTTTCATAGTATTGAATTTCAACACAGCTTTTAGAAAACTTTACTCTAGTAATTTCAAAATCGTAAAAATCATCATGCGTCTTGTGCCATCCGCCACGAAAATAATTATCTTTTAGCCATGATGCATCAACGCTATGCGCTATTGATTGCTTAATCACATCATCATAAAAGTGGTTATCTTGGCATCCGCTCACCGCTACGAATAATGCAAAATCATAATTGCTCTTTTCCTGTGTTTCATCCAGTAGATCAAACAAGCTCATTTGTTCATACATAGAGCATCCCTCCACGCGTACGTATCAAGACCGGCTTCTTGTGCCATGTCTAGAACGCAATCTATTAATTTACTCATTTGCTTTGTATTAAACTTAGATGACCCCCAATATATTTCATAAAGCGCAGTGCCATCTTTAAAATACATTACAGGTCTAACAGCTCTGAAAGCTGCTTTTAAATCGTCTTCAGCTTCCTGTGTGCACTTGATCACATCTTTTTTTGCACCAGCTTTTTCTAGTGCCATGATGTAAAAAGACATCGCATCATTTGAGCGCTCACCGTTTACAGCATGATCTATTTCATCAAGTAGCTTCCACAACAATCTATTTTGCTCTAGAGAGCGTTTAGACCTATACTGTGTAAAATCCACTGTATATTTCTTTTCGCTCTCTAAAGCGTCTAAAATGCGCGTTTTATACATATAGTCAGTAGTGGAAAGGGTAAGCGTTAGCTTTTCCCCTTCCGCTGAAATGTTTTCTAATTTCATAGCTGCTTTCATCTAAGCACCACGGTTTCTTCTGTGTAGAACTCAACGCCGTCAGCTTTCGCATGTTCTTTGTAGATTTTTGCATAATCATCAAAGAATGCTTGTGCATACATATTAACGATCTGCTGTTTTAAATCATCAGGAATCTTTTTAGCGTCAACGACTTTAGCCTTCCATACTTTGCGTGTGTGTGTTTTAAATTCTTTCGGTTCTTCAATTGGAGTGGCAAACATGTCAGCAACATCTTTCATTGCTTTTTGTTGCTCTTCAATCTTCTTTGCTTTCTCAATTTCGTAAGCTCCAATTGCTTTCTTTAAAAGCTTTTTAGCGTCTTCGTATGGTTTCAACGCTTCTTTTTCCTCTTTTACAATCGCTTTATGTTTTGCCTGGGCTTCAGCTTTGGGACCTTTATATTTGTTCTTAATCTCTTTTTCCGCTTTTGCAATCATTTTTGCGAAGTCATATGCGTTGCTGTTTTCATCATCATTAGTGATTGTTAAATCAGTTACAAATGATGTTGCTTCCTCAGCTGTAATAATTTTATTTTCCATTGTTCATACCTTCCATTGTCTTAATAGAATTAGAAATGCCACAGCACATTTCATAGATTGTTTTATCGTCTAAATCATCAACAACTGTTACATGTTTTTGTTCTAAAACACCCTTTACGTAAGTTGCACAAATGCTATGCTTGATGCATGCATTTTGGATAAATTTAATGTTATCTTCACGTGATGGCATTTTCTTTTGCGCTTGAGGCTCTTTAGCTCTTTTTGCTGTTGATCTTGTATTAGTTTTGCTTTGATTGTTAATAGCGTTTGTGACTTCCTCGAAGCTGGCCATTGAGCTATCAACACCAAGTGCAAGCTGTCCCAGCGCTCTACCGATTGCAGACGTCTGACAGTTTTCGATGTAAGACGTCTTGTTAATGTAATTGCCGTTCTTGTATTCTTCGGCAAATCCATTAGCTAATGCTTTTCCTTCTTCATCGTATGCAATAGCTTCCATTAACACGCTGTCGCCGTTTTTCTCAACAATGCGTGTATCAATTCGGCCCATTGGAAACAGTTTTCTAAACGCTTTAATTCGCTGATTAACCATTACATACTGTTTCCCTTTAATATCTTGTGTACTTAAGCCCTTGTTGGCTTCTTCAATGTCCTTAAAGCTAATCATTATCTTCACCTCGAACAAGGTTGTACGTTACTTCTCTCAAAGGTCTTGGTAAACTTGCCATATCTGTTACAGCGTTAAAGAATAATTCCCTGTTAAATGCTTCATCATTCTTGCTAAATTCATCAGCAAATTCTCCCAAAGCGCTTCCCATCATGATCATCACATCTTGTGCGCTAACGTAATTTGCGAACACATGCAAGCCCTCGCCCTCGTGAATTGTAATTTTGATTTCTTCTTTCTTCATTTTTTATCCTCCTGTGTTATAATTGTTTTGGCTTTTAAAAGCCGCTCAACGTCTCTAGCTTATGCTAGACTTAAGAAGGCATTTGCCTTCTTTTTTTGCATAAGTGAGACGTGTAGGGCAATTAGTAAAAATGGAGTAGATCTATAATAGTTTTATTAATTTAATTAAGGATAAGGATGACATACTAATTACCCTGCATATCCCACTTATGCAGATATCCGATTTTTTAGAAGCTACCTAATCGGATAAAAAACATAAACATTACTATTGTGAAAATAGTAAAATATGCGAAAAGCGTTAGTCTAATTTTCCAAACCATTTTCAATTTAAGCTTCTTTCCGTTCTTGCTTCTCATATGATTCCCTCCTTTTCTAGACGCGCATATTTGATAATGCGCGCTTCATTTATTCCGAGCGCTTTAATAACAATGCTCATTGGTACTTGCCTGTAGCGCTCATTCTCACCTTTGTACAGCTCTGTTATGATGCTGTTCGCTTTTGCTTTGCTGATACTACAAAGCTGTTGAATATCTCTAGCGCTTGCATAAGTTTTAGCAAGGATTTTAAGCTTTTCTACATTTTTCATATTTGACAGCATCATCTAAGATGCCTGTATCAATGAGAGCCACAATAGTTTCCGCTAAACCGGGGCATGTCTTTGATGCTGATCTAAGCATTTCAAGCACCGCTTTAGCTTCTCTATAAGCTTTACTTGTTTCAATTTTTGCATCCATTATGATTTCTCCTTTCTTTGCACTTAGTTAAAGAAGTTTAACTTTTCTTTGCAAATTCATCATACTACTTTAACTTTTCGTTGTAAATAGTAAATTTAATTTACTTTTATCTTTTATCCGCGTTAGCCATGATGTATAATGAAATCAAGAAAGGAGGATAATAAATGGATGATATTAACGCTCGATTTATCCAAGCTATTAAAGAGCTGGGGTTAACACAAGCTGAAGCCGCTCAAAAGTTAGGACTTACAAAGCAAGCCATAACTTTAATAAAAAAAGGAGTTAATAAGCCATCTGGCGGAACGCTTTCAAACTTTTGTAAAACGTTCAATGTTAACTATCCGTGGCTAGTTAATGGTGAGGGTGAAATGTTCGCACATTATGAAGATAGAGTGTTAGAACATTTGCAAGAACAGTATGAAATGTCTGACAGCGAAAGAATCGTAATACAAACGTTTTTGCAGTCAGACGATGAAACGAGAAAGGCAATCACTAGATTTTTAAAGAATCTTGCTAAGAACGTTGAAAAGGCTAGGGATTAACTCTCTAGCCTTTTTTGATTATTTGAGATATAAGCGCTGAACAATTTCAAAGATCAGCTCAAGCTGTTCATGGTTCAGCTCCTTTAACATCATCTCAATGTAATCAATCAATCTTTCATTATTCATTTTAAAAAACCTCCAATCAAGAAAGGAGTTTAAAACTATGTACAAACAACTTGCAAGGGGCAAATGGATTCAGTCGTTCAGATACAAGGACCTGAACGGCAAAACAAAACAAAAACAGGTGCACGGTAGCACCAAGAAAGAAACGGATATAGCTAAAAATGCGTTTTTAAGCTCATTAGAGAAGCAAAAGAAAAAGTCCAGTACAAATAATAGCAACCCTTTATTTGCTGATTTCCTGCCCGAATTTTTAGCGTATAAAGAAGGCCAGCTAAAGCATTCTACTTATGTTGCTTACATTTACAGGATTAACAATCACATTATTAATTATTTTAGTGATATGAGAATCAAAGATATCAATGTTAAAGAGGTTGTAAAGTGGAAAAGCTCTTTAGATGGTTTAGCTGTAAGCACTAAAAATACGCTATTTTTTACACTAAAGGAAATTTTAAAGTATGCAGAGCTTGTATTTCCTGATTACAAAAGCAATATCAATATGGTTAGTCCATTTAGAGATGATGCATACAGTGATGAGAAAATTAAATATTGGACGCTTGAGCAGTTTAGAGAATTTGACCATCATGTTACTAATCCTAATCATAAAGTATTTTTTAGACTGCTTTATTTTACCGGCATGAGACGTGGAGAAGCTATAGTTTTAACGTGGGATGATATTGATTTTAATCATCACACAATTACAATCAATAAAACATTCAGCGAATTAGTCACAAAGGAAGAACGAGAAAAAGGAATTACTTATCTGATAACAACTCCAAAGAGCAAACACTCTATAAGAACTATTAAAATGCCTGATCAGCTTTTACATGATCTTAAAGAGTACCGCAAAATTGCAAAAGGGAAATATCTTTTTGGTGGTGATAAGCCTGTATCAATTTTTTCCTATCAAGGCGCATTTAAAAGAATTATTGATAAGACTGATTTACCGCCTATTACTCTGCACGGGTTGCGTCATTCGCACGCATCATTTTTAATTAACAACGGTGCTAATGTGCTGCTAGTATCTAGACGCTTAGGGCATTCAAGCATTTCAAGCACGCTTGATATTTACGCTCATTTGTTTGCACAGAGTGAAGATGATGTCATTGATTTAATCAATAACAAGTTAACAGGATTTTAACATTTATAAAAAAACAAGCATAATCAAGTAATACTTATTTAACTTTAGCGAGTCTTAAAAAGTGTTATAAATTATACTTGTTTCACAAATGCCCTTATATTTAATAGTACTGAATCAATGAGCATAATAAAAAGCCTCTTTTATAGAGACTTTTTTATTTTGATGATGCATCATATTAACAATTATTTAACACTTTTCATATCTTTCCGTATAATTTCTTTAATGTATCCTCTCTTGTTATCTTTTTCTTCTAGCCAGTTTATAATATCCTGATCAGTTTCTTTATTAAGCGGTAATGATACCCACTTAATATTTTTCTTTTGATACTTTTTTTGTTTTTCGTACATTATTTTCCTCCCTCATCGCTGCGATGTATCCAATGATTTTGTAAGCTTCGCTTGTCATTGCTCTATATCTGATATACTCTTGATCATTCATATTAAGCTTATCACATTTTTCATCAAACATGCTAATATCATCTTTGATAAATTCAGCAAGTCTTTTTTCATCAATCATACTTAGCACTCCTTTAAATTTTTAAATATTTTTTATAAAGATAAAACTGATTTAACATTTCATTATAATCAACAAATCCTTCTTGATAGTCTCCTATCAGCACTTTTCTTAGCCAATCTTCATTCATTGTTTTTCTATGTCCTGTTGCTAATCCCTTAGCAATCACACAATTTCTATAATCGTTACCGGGTACTACTTTATTTAATTCATCTAAATATTCATAATATTTAACTTCTTGTGATTCTCTCATTTTATTTTCCTCTTTGATTCTTAAAAATTTTATTCAGTTTATTAAATAATTTAATTAATTTAGTGTTTTTAGTGTTATCGCATCACTTACTTTTTAAATGCAGCTTAATCTTTCAATCATATTTTGGAGTATTGCCCTTAATGATTAACTTTCTAACGAATCCGTACACCTGGATATTAGAATAGATCTATCAAGTACACTATTAAATTCTTTCTTATTGTTTGCGTATTCAAACCAAGGATCATTTGTCTTTGTGTAACGACCGGTAATAATAATCTTTGCCATGTTATTTGTCTTTGTGTAACGACCGGTAATAATAATCTTTTCCATGTTATTTCCTTCTTTCTTATTTCTTTCTACAAGCATAGTATATAGCTATATACGAAAAAGGTCAATAGATTTTGTTAAATTTGTTTAATTTTATTGTTTATTAAATTTACTGTGGTAAAATAATAATAGGCTATAGAGATATAGTCATGGGTTAAACAATTGATATTTTCATTTTATCATAATATCCCTCCTTTCTTGGGCGCTTCTCCCATGCGCCCTATTCTTGTTCTTGGAATCATTCACTCCGGTGCGGTAAATAAGCCGCACCATCTTTTGTGTGCTATAATATAGTTAAAGATAAGGAGGAAGATTTATGTTTAACAAGCAAAGCAAGGAAGAGAAGAAAGAGGAAAAGATCAAAAGACTCATGGAGTGCTACCACTTAGATATCTTTGAAGATGATATTGATAAAGATATAGCTGCAGAGATGGCAAAGGAAATGGCAGGTAACAATAACATGTTACTGTTTAATTCTTTGACAAGAGATACAAAAGATATGCTGTTAATGATTGCGTACCAAAATGATACAATCATCACGCAAAATAACATGATCATTAGATTACTTGAAAAAATCTCAAAAAAATAAGCGGTGGAACTAACCACCGCTTTTGTTTATTTTTTAATCAGTTACATCAAAGCAAGCTACTTCTTCAGCTCCGTCATGATCACCGTTTTCATCGTAAAACAGCTTGTTAACAACGACATTAGTAAATCCGTCCTCCTTGAGATGAAGATCATAGCCATCCGCGTAATGTTTAGCATTCTTTAATGCTTCATCAAGGTTATTGTATCCTTCAATTTCCCAGTTGCTGACGATTGTTTGATCAACTACTTTCAGTGCTTCAACTTCGTATTTATATTTATCACATGTCTTTAACATTTTTCTGTCACTCTTTCTTTTAAATAATATTTGTTAGTCTACATTTGTTTCATAAATATCACTTGGATTGTCCCAATCACAAACACTATCCATTTCAGCTTCTGGGTTAATTACATCCCATACGATCATTACATGATGATCAGGATTACCAACTTCATGAGCGAGCGCTTCATAAGTATTGCTTCCGTTATTAGTCCCGTACGCTTTCTGTTCTAATTCATAAATCTTTTCGTTAAATTCTACTGTCATTTTATTTTCCTTCTTTCTTTTTCTTTCTACAATCTTAGTATATAGCTATATAATAAAAAGGTCAATGGATTTCTTGAAATTTTTTTGCAAAAGAAAAAAGAGGTGCTTTTTTATGCACCTCTAATTTCCGCTCTCTAAGATAATAAAGATTATGTAGCGTTAATTCATAACGCAAATTTATTATAGCATACGCTATTACTTTTTGGAAGCCTTAGCTTTTTTCAGACAGTTCTTTCCGAAGTTACCGTCATTTTGTGTTAACCCTGACAGCTTTTTAAAGTTAAGCACAGCATTATATGTGTTTTTGCCATATTCACCATCAGCACCGCTTTTGCCAACGGATAAGCCGTACCAAATTAAAAAGCGCTGAAGCTTTTTTACTTCATCGCCTTTATCGCCAATTTTAAAATATCCGCGCTTTGGTAACGCTGGGAAAGCTCCGCTGTACGTCTTTTTAACATGATCATATGCAGGGCGCCCAAAGCCTAAAATACGTGAATATGATTTATGATAAGCTTTATTGTTAACAGCACCGCCATTATCAACGACGCCTGCATCACTTGATGTGTTGCCTTCGACCGTATAAATCGTATTGCCTGATACTTTTGTTACAATGCCAATGTGGTTAGCTCCTGCATGTCTTGACCCTTTGAAAAAAATACAGTCGCCTGCTTTAGCATCGCTGTGATATCTTTTATTTTTAATAAAGCGCTGTCTGATCACTTCACATGATGCAGATGCATCATAGATAAGATCACAATTTCCGTATGCTTTATCAAAGCACCAGCTTACAAACTCGGCACACCAATAAGCAGGTGTTAAGCCGTACCATTTCCCATACTTTGTATAGTTTGATGATCCAGCGTTGCCAAGTTTTGAGTTAAGATTTTTGTTTGATCTTTTTTCAAGGTATCCAATTTCAGCTTTTGCCACACGGATTACTTTATCACTAGTCTTTGCCATGATCAGCATCTCCTTTAACAGCGTCTAAATCGCTTGCAACATATGTTTTGTCTTCAGCTGGGTCAGCAGCTTTTACTGTTTCGCTTTCGTCACTGATCACATTATCAACAACAGATAAGTCAAGATTGCTATCACTAGGGCTTGCATATGTCATTGCCCTGTCACTGTCTCCAACACCTTTTGTTGTTGGGTCTACAACAATTCCGAGCGCCGCAAGGATTCCTACAACGACATAAATAATATTTTCGACTTCTTTATATGGAATAGCTGGTGTTACATTTAATAGTTCTAAAACTTTATATAAAGCTGTTGCTAATGTAATTAACAAAGTAATCAGAGTTGTTTTATTTTTTAATCTAAGCTTTAAATTAATTCTCATTTTCTCACTCCTTTAGATAAAATCTCTATTTTTCAAGTGCTTTTCATATGCTTCTTTTATGATGCCTGTTGTCATCACCGTTTGATTATTCTTAAATTCAGGATGCTTTGAGCAATATTTTTCATACATATCAATATCACTTAAGACTTGTTCAAAATTTTCTTCACTGTGCTTGACGTTTCTTGACACTTCGTCGCCAAAGCGTAAAATGCGGACACGTGCAGTAATAGCCCTGTCCTCATTAAATGCATAATTTAATTGCTCATTTTGCTCTTTTAGATAATCAATAGATTTAGATAGCTTATCTACCTTTTTATCAATATCAGCATTTATAACGTGTCCTATCCACTTAGCAAGTGTTGACCATGGATTTATCTTAATAGGCACAACCTGTATAACAGTCATGCTTAAAACAGTTAATGATAATACATCCTGTATATCAAACGTGATGCCTCTGAAAATAGGCGACATAAAATCAAGGAGGTGCATTCCTGCGCCCCCTTATTTATCGGCCGTCAGCTGGTCGTATTCTTCTTGCGTAATCTTGCCTTTTTCTAGGGCCTGCTTACACATGAATACAAACTGATCATAACTATAGTATTTTTTAACTTTTAACATAACGTTATAATTATTGCTCATGTGCTTCACCTCCTGCAGTTTCATTTGTATCTTCAGGCAGTTCAACGCCTGCCATCATTGCAATAAATTCAAGCGTTGCTTCATTTTTGGTAGCCTGTGCAATTCCTGCTTCAATGTTTGCTTTCTCTCTCAAGCCAATATTTAATCTTTTTAATTCCATGTTTTTACCTCCACAAGTCGTTATAATATTTGTCCATGCGCTGTAGCATACGATAAGTATTGCCATTTCGAGCGTAGCTTTTCCATGAGTTATACATATCATCTACCTTTTGTCTTGACATAAGGCCCTTTTTAGCTTTTGCTACTGCTCTTGCCAGCTTCTTTCTTTCGTGCTTTATGCATGAACTTTTCAGAGTCATTATAATCTTTCCTGTGGGCGATTGCCTGAAAACGAATCCCAAAAAAGTAAATGACTGTGAGATTTTTCTAATATGGGTTTTGCTTTCGTTTACTTCAAAGCCCATTATATTTAGATATCTAATGATTAAACAAAGATGCTTTTCTAATGATTCCTTGTCATGCGATAAAATCCAAAAATCATCCATGTATCGTATGTAATACTTTTCATGAAGATGCTCTTTTATGTAATGATCTAAATCATTAAGCATATAAATACCTGCAATTTGTATCATTTGTGATCCAGGCCTATAGCCTGTTTTATCAGCCTGACTATCTAAAACATCACTTACCATTTCATACACTTCATCATCTTTGATAAGTTCTTTGTATTTTTGCTTTAGTAAATCATGGCTCATACTCTGATAGTATTTATGGATGTCGATTTGGCAAACATATCCATCTTGCTTGTAACGGCAATAAAACGACCTCATATATTGCTTCGCTAGATTTATTGCATAGCTGGTTCCTTTGCCTTTTTGGCAAGCGCAGTTGCCTTTGATCAGTCTTTTTTGCGCTTTAGGATACAATACAAAGTCATTAATGTTTCGCTGATACACGCGGTCCCTAAAAGGAATAGAATAGCCTATTCGTTTTTTAGGATAGTTTATTTCTATCTCTTCAGGCTTAGAATTTTTCCATTTGCCTTTTGTTAGCTGATCATGCATTTTATATACCTGCTCTGTTGCAAATACATTGTATCTTTTTACGTATGGCTTCCACGATACACCACATTTACACTTTATGAGCGAATCATATAAAGCATCATAATCTATAATTTCTTTTTTCAAAAGATTGTCCTCCTCGCAATAGTTATGCAATCATGGTTGCATAACGTCAAGTCGGTATTGTTTAGACTAACCGTCTGGGGCTACGGCTCCCTTCACTTTTGTTGTCGGACATTAAACACTGCATGCTTATGATAGTCTTTTCCTTGCAAAGTCGGGAGCGCACGCATTCGAGTTAATAGCGTTCCACGTGTTCACATTGCCATCTGCGTTCACATTCCAAACGTTATTGCAATCACCGCGATTCGCTGAACGTAAGAAAACGTTACGAGCATAGCCTACACCCCGTATTTTATTTTTATAATGTCTTTTGCAATAACGTTGGAATAACGCTTTTTATCAGATTCATGCCATTTGCTTAAAAGCGTTCTTGTTTCGATTACCATTTTTACCCAATACAGCTTTTTCCCTTTTTTAATGTGAAACAGTCTTTGAGCTATATTGATTTCAGCTAGCATTACATTACACAATCTGATTGCTTCTTTTTGAAGTCTTAATCTTTTAACTTTTGTGTAGTTATTAGTAACGCGTATTCCGTTTGCTTCAAACGCTTTAATATAAATGCTGTTTGCAATACTCACAATTTTTTCCGTTGTCGTTTTAAATTTAGCATCAAATACATTTTCATTTGAGCATATTTTAATTGTGTGTGTCACCATATCTAAGCACTTATCAAGCGCGAAAAGCTGGCGGTTTGTTGGTGTATCAGGAACATGTCGTTCTCCAACGTTACGCATAATAAAAAACATCTCCTTTTAAAAAACTTGCTCGGCGAATCCGGTTGGTTCGCCGATTGATAAATTAGATTGAACTAACCAATGATTAAGGCGGGAGCGCACGCACCCGAGTAAATAGCGCCCCACGTGCCCACATAGCCATCCGCGCCCACAAACCAAACGTTAAAGCAATCACCGCGATACGCTGAACGTAAGAAAACGTTACGAGCTGATTTATGATCATTTAATAAATATTTCACATATGGTTTACCATCGTAGCTCCACTGCTTTGCAGGTGTTCCATCACCTTTGAGCTGTTTATAGTAAGCCCATGCGTCACCTTCATTTTTATCATTAGCACAAAATGCTTGTCCTAATGATGGCACAAAGACTTTATCATATGTAACATCTGCTGTGTTTCCTGTTGTGTCGTCGGTTTGTGTATTGGGATACGTAACAATTTTTGTAGGCTGTAATCTTGCAACTAAGTCAGGATCAAAGTTATACAAAAATCCGTTTTTGGTTGCTAAGTAATCAGGCGCAATATCCCATTTATCTACAGGAGTCCACCAATAGTTTGCCTGCTGATCACTGTTTAAATACTGTCTTAAAGCTGAATCTTTCCATCTGTTGTGACCATAAGCGCATTCCTGCATACTGTTTAAGTTTTCATTTCTAGTATTTAAGTTCATCGTCCCTAAGTCAGTTCCTGCGTTACCGCTAATGACATCAACGGTTTCCACTAGTGTCTTGCCGTCAGCTGCATAACTGTATACTTTCCATGTGCTTGGGTCAGTATCAGGCATCCCATGAAATCCGCCAAGACGTCCATCTTTTTCAACCTGTTTTGTTAACGTGAACTGATAAACTGAACCTTTTTTAGCATTGGTCCAATCAGCACCAAATGTAACATGATATGTTCCTGGATTTAATCCTGAAGGGCATGCCAAAAATGCTCTATATCCAGTAAACTGCGTTGCAAAAGGCAATGCATAATGCGACTGCAAAAATAAGCCGTGCTTTGTAGTGCCATCAGCCAGCTCAACGTCCGCTGTATGCACAACGTCTAAAAGGAAATCATAGTTTGTGCTACCATCGTTAAACTTTGTAACAAGCTGATCGCCTACAGCAAAATAGCTTGATGCAAGTCCTTTCTTGGTGATTGACTGCACCTCCGCCCATGTTGATGCGTCATTAATACCATTAGCCATAGCGACGTTATGCGCAAGCTGTGCTAACGTGTCGTTTAAAGTTCCGAACTGCTCTTGACTTGGTAATTTGTATTTATCTTCCATTCTTTTTGCCTCCTAGTCATTGTAATTGATATATACACCGTCATTTTCGAGACTCAAATAAGCCTGTGATAGTTTCTTATAGTTATCATTAACAGTCACTGTTAATGCGTTTAATTCATCCTGTGTAACTACTGCTGATCCTTTAATTGTTACAGTTACATTTGATGTATTGCCTACAGTTAAAGCAACGTTAAAAGTTGCACTTGATTCAGATGTCCCTTTATAAGGCGGCATCCATGCAGGTACAACCGCCTGAAATACTGCATATAAAATTTCTCCGTAATCAGGATCATTAGCATACACACCAATTGTTTTAATGTAATAGCCACTTGTCAAATTTCGATTTGTAATAGCTGCTGTTAGCTGAAGTGATGTACCGTTAAGAATTTTTTTATCGCTAAAATCCTGTTCTTGCTTAATACTGTTAAGACTTGTTAACCCCTCTAAAGATGAGTCTTGATACTGATAATCGCTAAATCTCATCTTTGTAAATGTTGCACCGCTTCTACCTGCAATGATCTTTGCCATCAGCTGTTGACCTCTGCTTGTAATGATACAGCTTTTGTATTGTGCCATTAAAACACCTCCTAAATAGTAATATTAAAAATCAGGCTAACCGCGCCTGACATTTTACAGCTCATGCTTGAGCCAAGATTATACGTATTGTCATCTGTTGTATAAATGCGCTCATGATCATTTAAAAGCGCACTGCAGTAATATGATGTACTCGTTGATTCGTTGTAAATATCATCATCACTAATGTTTAATACATCGTTATAAAGAATGGCACCGCCTGTAATAATATCTCCGTATGTTACAGCGATGATATCATTATGAGAATTTAAAATAATATTGCACGGTACTACTTTTTTCAGCCAGTCGTCAAGTATCTCTGAAAAGCCGAACAAATCAATATAAGTATGAAGATTCATTATATTGTTTTTTGTATCAATATTTAATTCATACTTTCCTTTTCCTAACAGAGAATCAAGCTTAGACCTAAGCCATAATGTAGTTAAAGGACTGTGTGATATTACTTCGGTCCATTCGAGCAGTACGCGCGCCCTGCGTGATTCAAGCGTATCTCTTTCGTCTGGTGTTATATGTAGGATTTTTTCTCTTCGCTCAATGCCGTATTCGGTAGCTGTTAGGATGTTTAGATCACTGTTTACATCCATCATATCATCGGCACACTGTGCACAATACTGATCAGTGATTTTAAAAATTTCAGCAATTTGCGGAATAGCAAGCAAGATATCAGGAATTTCAATTTTTCTTAGTTCCATTTAATCACCTCATCTCACTGTGATAGAGCTATAAATAGGAACACTGAATTCATCAATTTTTAAATTTTGGTTGAGGCCATTAATCAGTATATTGCTTGCATCTAAAATGCCATTTACGCTGATTAGCGCATTTTCAATTCCTGACATTCTTACAATTAGGTTATCAGTGCTTTCCCACGTCTTTCTTAATGCTGTAAAATAAGCTTTTAAAGCTGTATCAGCACCGCTTTTTACGCTTTCCCATGTATTGCCTGCCTCATACTCAATTGATGCTGTAATCGTGATATTTTTAGCTACAGCGCTCATTACTTTTACTTTGTGACCAATAGGCGCTTTTCCATATCCTAACCCCTCGTTTGTTGTTGGGTCTAGATATTCTTTTAGTGCGTTAATTTGATCATTTGCTGGCAGTGTGTAGCCGTCGGCTAAAGTATACACATACACATATTCATCACCTGCGACACGTCTTTTTACTTTGCAGGCCGCAAAGCCATCATAAGAATCAACTTCATTTGTATAATATGCAATATTGCCTGCGCATGATGCTGTACTGAATGCTTCAAGCAATCGTTCACGGTAATCTTCGGTTTCTTCCGCGTCTTTTCCTGCTGTAACACATCCTGTGATAACACCTTCTTCAAAGTTAGTGATATCATCTAAAGGTTCTATATAGCCTGTAAAATTGCCTGCATCAATTCCTAGGTCGGTAGCTTCAAAGTTATACTTGTAAACAGTTTTTCCGTTCACTGTATCAGTGCCTAAAAATTCAATTACATTGTAGTTATAGTCCGAATCAGTAGCGCTAAACTCTGCACCAATTTCACACTCTACATTAAGGTATCCTGTAACGATTGCGTAATCGCCTTCGTCAATTGGATATCCCACCTGTGCGCCCCATTCAATAAGATTTTCGCGGTCCATAGTATCAACATACATGTTATTTTCAATGCTGTCTAAATCCGCATAAAAATCAGCAAGTCTAGCTGCCTGTTTTGATAAACTTATAGCGGCTAGACTGCCTTCCTGCGCATCAGTTTTTAAGTCGTTGTTGTACGTTTCAAGCATGTCTTGCTGTAACGTTTCAAAGGTTATATCACTGTATTTGGACATCTTCTATCACCTCATCTCCAAAGACAGTATTTATAGTAAAAGATAAAGTAGCTAATCCTTCTTCAAGAGTCATTTCAAAGTTTGTAATTCCGTTGATATATTCATTTTCGCTCAAACACTCGTTTATCATGCGTTCAGCTTCGGCGCTGATATAGTCCTGATCAGTAGATGAGCCAATAAGGTCTTCTAGCTCGTTGCCGTAATCCTCATCAAATATTTCATAACGGCCGCGCGCAATATTAAGCGCTAAGATTGCCCATACTCTGCACGCCTCTTTTCCATATACAAAATAATCAAGGACATTGCCATTTTCGTCTATAGCATATTCGGCATATGCTGTATCTTCGATTTCTTCATTATCCATGATTATTCCACCTTTCCGAGCAGTACAATAATTTCATCGTTTGGCTTGTAAATTAATACATCATCGCCTGCATCAATATTTTCCATTTCAACGCTTTGCAGTGTTTTATAATCATCAAAATCAACAGTTACACCGTCAAAACGTATTGCCGAATCATCAAGCATAGTACCAATGATAAGATCACTTCTTTTTTCATATTTCTTCTGTTGCTGACGTAAAGCATCAGCCAAGTTATAAATACCTTTCATCGTATTCTCCTTGCTGTGTAAAACTGTTTACGATAGTAACCACTTGATACACTTGATTCTTTTACAACTTCCTTGTGATTTGGTGCATGGATAAAAACACCATTGCCAATATAAAGCCCTGTATGATGTATACCGCTATAAGCTCCGTTTGATGAAAACAAAATAACATCACCTGCTTCCATTTCGGAATAGGCTACCTTTTTACCTAGCTTTGACAAGCCTTGAGTGTTTGTCCTGCCAAAGTTAATGCCACATTGCTTGTGACACCACCATACAAGACCCGAACAATCAAAAGTGTTTGGACCACTTGCGCCCCACACGTACTTACAGCCCTTTTTGCTCTCGGCTTTATCTATGATCTTTTTACCGATCTTATCGCCTTTAGCATCGGCTGCACTTTTTACAATCGTCTTTGTAACAACCTTAATAGTGCCTGTTTTGACTCCAAAAGCTTTTGCTTCCGCCTTTGTCTTAAATAAGATATCAACGTGTACTTTGCCTTTAAGTCTTGCGTGCTTTGGGACGTCAGTAACTTTATATGTTTTGCCATCTATAGATGAGCCTTTCAGCGAAACAGTAACTTTTGATCCATACTTTGCGATGCTTTTTCCCATCGCGCATGTATGTTTAGATGCATTGAGCTTATGGCCTTTGCAGTCCTTACCCTTTCCTGTGTGCTCATCATACGCTGTAAATATTGCTTTGTATTTTTTTGTCTTGATCTTTGTAACTGAGCCATCAGAGTTTGTATATTTTGATGAGTTTTCATCTATTTTTTCATAGCTGATTTCTTCATCTTCATTTTTCTTTGTTAGTTCAAGCGTCATTGTATAAATGCCGTTTGCAAACTCGTGAGTATCACTTTTTATGTAATACTTGCCTGTTAGTTCAGTTGATTCATCCTCAATTGTTATCGCATAGCCTGATATGCATCGTGCATCACCTGTACATGTAACGCTTGCTGATTCCTCGGCATTTTTTAAAGTGTTTTTTGCTTCTTTTTTACCTTTGCCCTTATCAACGTTTACAGCACTTTGCATGATGCCATACTTAGAAACACTTGATTTTGTTGAGTATGTCCCTATCTTTTGGCCTTTTGCATTATAAACAACGACTTTATTTATAACCGCTGTTGCATCTTTAGTGTATTCAGATGTTTCAAGATTTGAGTCACCTGAAATTTTAAAATCAATAAGCGTTCCTTTTGTGATCACATTAAGATCAGTGCCGACCATATAAATCATATATTTCTTTTTCGTTTTCTTTTCGGCCTTCTGGAATGCTTTAAGAATGATATTGTATGGTGACATTTGTGATGGAATGTACTTTTTAATTTTATATTTTGTCTTTGGAACTTTTGCAACGGTTATATCAAAATCGTGGCAAACTGATCTGCAAATAAATTCAGGTGATTTATTTTTAAATTTATAAGTGGCGGATGACTGAACAAGATTGTACAAATAATCATAAGCGGTAAACTCAACAGTTCCTACCTCGCTTTTTTTAGTTATGTTCATGACTCGTCCTTCAAATTTTAATTTGCCATCGACATAAAACATAACTGTATCTCCGCCATCAACATCAGGTGCGCTATATGCGCTATCAAATGGTGTGCTAGTCGTTTCAAATGCTATTGTTCTTGTTACCTGCTCATTTTGGCCTGACCACGTAACTTTAACAACTTTATCAGTAATGTCATGATCATTTAATAATAGTTTAATCATATAAATCACCTGATCTTAAGCTTGATGTTTTTATCTAAGCTTCTAGTACCTTTTGACTGACCGCACCAGCGCGAGTAAGCAGCTTTTTCTTTCGCTGGGTTTCGTGCTCTTTTAGTTGCCTGTAACAGTCTTTTGCGCTGGCGCGAAAACATTCTATCAAGAGCAGTTTTATTTTTTTTATAAAGCGTTTCCCATTTAGACGCACTGCCTAAGTATCTTTTAGCAAGTGCACGCAGTGTATCACCTTTTTTTGTTTTTACCGTTTTAACTGATTTCTTTTTAGTGTTAGATGATCTCTTTTTCTTTCCGTTTGACTTCGCTTTTTTGCGATACTCGCATAAAGTAGCTTCATAATAGATATCATTAGTTCCGTCTTTAAATCCTGATTTGTAAGAATCAATCACACATAAAAGATTGATATGTGTGTACGGCCCAACTGTTATAAATCTGATTTGCTTACCTTGCCACTGTGCAAAAATATCATCATATTCTTCAGGTGTTTTCAGTTTTGATTTCCCAACCATGCAAATTGATGACCAGTGAGCAGGGAAATAGCTTGATAATTCCACAGTGATTAACTGCCGTTTACCAATCAAAAGGACATCACCACGGTTGTTAATGTTGATTTTTTGATTATTCCACTGCCTATCCGGCATCAATTCAGTTGGATTAATGGGAAGCTGGAAGCGTGTTTTTTCATCATTGCCTTTTTGCAGGTAAATCTTAATAGATTTGCTTTCCTCCAGCTTCACAGGCTTTTTCTTCTTTTTCTTTGATGATTTCTTTGATTTCTTTTTTTTACTTAAATCGTTGTTAAACGCTGAAAAGTAAATATTAGATGCCTTGTCGGCATGTCCCATAGAATCACCTGCCTTTTTAATCCATATTTGCTATTGCTAGCTTTAACTGCTTTGCTAATTCATTTGCGATATGATCAATGTCTTCATTACCATCAATAACAAACTTGTCCGCAAGCTTTGCAATATTGATGTAAAACTTACGATTATCATTTTTATTGTGATAATCGTTAGCCGTCTTTGCATTGCTTGTATTGTTTGCCGTTGAATAAGTCCGATCATTTAAATATCTGTTTGAATTGCTGTTATATTTGTTGTTGCTAGTGCTGTTATTTGTCGTTAATACACTAGACTTTTTATTTGTTGAGCTGTAGATATTTCTTTTTACAGCACTATGAGCACCATTCACAATGCTTGATGCAATGTTTTTGATGCTGGTTAACGGTGATACATTATTTTTCAATGTGCTTGTTTTAGTCATATTTAAGCTGCTTGAATTAGATGTATCGTAATTTCTTACACGACTAAACGCATTGTGCTTGCTATTTGCAACGCTTACGCCATGCTTTTGGCTCACATTTGACACATTTTGTGCAATATTTGAGCCTGCATTAACAATGTGTGTTAATCCTGTTTTTGCTGTTGATACATATCTATTTGTGCTTTGATATAATGCACTGTTATTTGCTCTGCTGTTTAACTGTGACATTGTGCTTGCGCTATATGCACTGTGTGAGCTAGCATTATGCGCTAAATAGCGTTTATTTAAGCTCATAGCACTGTTAATAGCGTTGCTTGATTTGCTGTATGCGTTATTGCTTAATGAGCTTGTATAAGCGTTGCTTGCTTTATGCATACTGTTAACAGCGTTATTTGATGCATAAGCATTGCTTGTATTACCGCCTTTTTCACTGTTATACATGCTATGAGCGGTGATTAAGCTTCTAACCGTGTTATTGTTAGCACTGCTTGCAACGTTGCTTACAGCGCGCTTATATGCGCTTTTAGCGCTTGTATATTTATATGCTACGCTTTGCATAACTTTAGATACCGCATTTGATAATGCATACTTGATAGCGCTCTGCGCGCTATGATGCGCATTTTTTGTACTGTATCTAGTTGTTGATTGTGCATTATTTGTATTGCGATTAACTGCGCTTGTATCGTAGTTTATAACATGTCTAAACAAGTCATAATTGCTTGTTAATGCGCTGTGATTTCCACCAGCAAATGAACCTGCATAGTTATTGCGTGCACTGCTTGTGTGAGATGTAACAGCACCTACAGAGCGTCTAAAATCACCGTGCGTGTTGCTTTGCTTGCTTGATTTAAACATAGATTTATAAGCGCTGTTTGCTTTGCGTGCATAGCTTGATGATCTTGTATAGCTCTGTTTAGCATTATTTGTGTTATTGCGTGTGTCACTGTATTTATTGCTTAAATTGTATGATCTATCAATAGCATTTTTAATTAAGCGTGATAAATCACTAAAGCGATTTGATGAGTAATCCTTTTTTGAAGCATCAACATTGTTTGTGATTGTTGTCGGCTTAACACCTACAAGAGCATTTTTAAAGCCCTTGATGATTGCTTCAAGCTTTAAGTTTTCCTGCACAAGGCTGTTAATTGACCTGTCATGTGGAATAACTCTAGTTCCGTTTGGAAGATCAACAATTTCTCCGCCTTTTTCGTTGATGATTGCAGGTCCACCCTGCCATTTATCAGTACCTTTTGCGAGATAAGGAATCTTAGGGATCGAGAATCCAAGATGTTTACCGCCCATGCCAGGAACCCAAGAAGGCACATCAACGCTAATTGAGTTAATGCCGCTTAATGCGCCATTGATCACACCAATAGCTGCATTTAACGGAGCTTTTGCAATTGCCGCAAAGCCACTAAAAATGCCTTTAAAGATATCTTTAACGCCCTGCCATGCTTTTCTCCAGTTGCCTGTAAACACACCTGAAATAAATGTAGTGATGCCATTTAAAACCTTTAAAATGCTTGAAACAACTGTTGATACGGTATTAGCAAATACTTTAAACAGGTTGCCAGCAATAGAAATATACATTGTAAGTTTTGCTTTAAAAACCTGCTTGTACATCTCCATGATAAGATCTAAGTAAGGTTTTATTTTGTTGTATACGCTAGCTATAGACTTAACAAATGATTTTAACGCTTTAACAGCGCTAGCGATTGCGCTTTTAATGGCTACTGCAACAGGCTTAAACTGATTGCCTAGCTTTTTTGCCTCTGATTTAACAGGCGCAAACGTGCTCGCCATGCCTTTAGCACTAACACCGCACTTTTTAAAGATGCCGATAATAAAAGAGCCACCTGATTTAATCGCGTTAACGATTGCGCTAAATACTGCTCCTACGCTCTTAATTACCGCACCAATCGGTTTCCATACTGCTAAAGCTACAGCTTTAACAGTTTTCCAGTGCTTAATGACTAACAGCGTTACAACTGCAACGGCTGTTAATGCGATAACGGTCATGCCTAAAGGTGATGTTAACAGCTTTACAAAGCCGCCAGCAACTTTCATTGACTTAGAAAATGTGCCAACCATTTTTACAACGTTCGCAATGCCGAAGCCAACTTTTGATACAACAACCAAAGCAGGGCCAACCATAGCTACAGTTCCTAGAACTGAAACAAGATGTTTTTTTGCACCGCTTGACATTCCTGAAAAAGCTTTAGAAATTTTTGTGATAACTCCTTCAACCTTTTTTAGAATAGGATTGATCATAGGCAAAATTGTTTGTCCTATTTCAATAGCGATGTTAGTTACTCTTGTTTTCATAGTCTTCATTTGATTGCTCATTGTGTTAGCCATTGTTTTTGCGCTCTTTGACGCTAAACCGCTAGACTTTGCCATGCCTTTTAAAGCTTTAATGTAGTCTTTCCCATGCTGTAATAAAGTAGCCGCGCCTTTAGTAGCGTTGACATTGTTAAATGTCTCTCCAAGCGTTTTTCCTGATTTCTTTGACTGCTTATCAACCGCTTTAACAACGTCGGTCAGTGACCATCCTTTTTTCATTAATTCTTCAAGGCTGTGTCCTGTCCCAGCTTTTAATGCTTTGGCCGCACTTGTCGAGCCTTTACCTAACTGCGTTAACATGCTGTTAATAACAGTTGTTGACTGTGCTGTATTAATACCATTTTTAGTTGTCGTAACATACGCGCTAGCTAACTTATCTAGTCCAACCTTATACATGTTAGCAGTAGGAACGACTTTACCCATCGTTGCGCCTAACTCGCCTACGGTTGTTTTACCTAGGTTCTGTGTAAGTATCAGTTTAGAGCTGATTGATTCAGCGTTTCCAGCACTTTTACCGTAAGCATTCATGATTGTGGTCAATGTATCGGTCGCTGTGCTCATATCAGTAAAGCCACCTTTAGCAAGTTTCCCTGCCTGGCCTACAAACGAAACAGCTTCTTTTGTGCTTCGCCCTGCTGAAATAGCTTGATATGTTGCTTCCGCTAATGAGCTTTGTGATGCTCCTGTTTCATCCGATAATTTGCGCAGCTGATTTTTTAAAGTGCCTACACTGACACCGGTTTTTTTGGAAGTATCAGCAATAGTCTTTAATTTTGCAAAATGCGTTTCAAAGTCAGATGCCGCTTTAACGCTTGCGGCCCCTGCTCCGACTATTGGAGCGGTAACGTATTTTGACATTGCCATACCGGCGCTTTGCACAACTCGCGAGCCTTTTCTTATTTGCGACTGCAACGCACCTATTTTTCTTGTTGAGGTCATCATTTTATTCTCAATCTTTGTAAGATTTTGAGTAAATTGATCTTTTAAGGCAAAGATAGCTTCAATTTTTCTTGACATTATTTGTTCGCCTCCTCAACTCTTTTTATTTCTTCGTTATGCTCTTCAATCATCTTATGAAGAAATGCCTTTGTCACAATTTTTTCACCTTGTGACATATCAAAATATTTTTTAGGATTCCATTTTTGCAGTTTAAACAGGTTGTACATGTCTGTTGTTTCGGAATCCTGATATATTAGTTTTTTACTGCTTCTTCTTCAGCTTCATCATCGGACTGATTAAGTTCAACGCATTTTTCCACTAAGCTTTGAACATCTTTTCCGAAGAGCTTTTCAACAAGTCCATATTTAGTTGAAACACCAAAATGAGAAATTAAAGCTTCATCCTTAATGTTTGGATCAATAATTGATTCAGCGAGTAACTCAATTCCCATGTCAAAAGATTTTGCAGGGTTTACATTCCCTGAATTATCATATTGTGATGAAACAATTTCATTGTACTGTCTCTGTGACATTTGTTTGATTGTAACGTATTCTTTCTTTTTTGAGCCAATAGCCTTAGTTAAAAAAGGAGAGTACACCTTAGCGGTGTCTCTCTCTTCAAACTTGGCAACATCAGCATTTAATAATTTTTCAGTTAACGATGCCATGTTTTTTTACCTCCTAAAATGTATGATCAGCGGTGTCTAAGACTTCAATGCCTGTAGCATTACCGCTTAATGTGATTTCGCCTAATTTTCCTGCTTCCCAATCAGCGATTGGTAACTCATTCAGCGTAAGTCCTGAAATTTTATAGCGTTCAGCGCCATAAGCATCAGGGTCATTTAATTCAGTCAGTAAAGTAAATTCTACTTCCTTACCTGCGTTTAATGCATTTAATACCCTGCGCACAGCGTATGAGCGTACGTGAAGCATAGTTAATTCAACAGCAATCTGAACACCTGTTACTTTTTGGCCCTGTACAAGTGTTCCGCACTGGTTAACGTCCGAATGATTCACCGTAACTTTTACCGAACATTTATTAGTTTCAGCTAAATAATCACTATCAAAATAGCACTTACCATATGTGCCATTCATCACGCGTGAATCTTTAAAGCGTCTAACTCTTGTTAATCCATCAGCCATTTATATTACCTCCTAAATTTCAATTGGAAGTGTAATTTCTTCCATTACATCCGCAATTTCAACATTCGCATTTAAGAAAACTTTATCGCCTGTATTAGCTTCTTTAATTTCGGCATCAGTCATTTTTGTAACATCTGTGCCTGTTCCTTTTAAATAATTGCGCTGTGCGTCAACGTCAATATCACAGTAACCGCTGATTAATGCGCCTTCCTGTACAAGTGTTTCAAAGTATGCATTAATAGCGTTCTTTAATAACAGTTTGTTAGCGTAAGTGTTATTGACTTTACCGATGTATTCATCTTCAACGGTTGTTCTGATATCTTTCTTGATGATATCCATTACTGTAACAACCTTGATCTTTTTCCACTGATCACTTCGGCCGTCTGCAATTGTTGTTAATGAGTTAACAGCTCGTGCTGTTTTAACTTTTTCACCATCAAAAAATGCGGTAAATTCGCCATTCCCTACAGACGTATTAATTTCATCACGTGTGTGCGCTTTTAATGAAACAATGTCCGATAAAGTAAAATAAGTTGCACTTGATGTTAAAGGTGTTGTTGCTAAGATACCTGCAATTCGTGGGCAGTACTGAGCCGTAGAAAAAGTTTTAGTGCCGTTGTATAATTCGTCAGCAGTAAAATTAATTACTCCTTCATTGTCTGCTTTGCAGTTTGGAAGTACACCTTCAATACATGATGCTTGTTCGTTTCCACGTACACTTTCAATCCAGTTTTCTACATCACTAACTTTTTCACCAATATCAGGAACAGCTAAAAATGAGACATCCGTTGTTAAAAAGTTGCCTAATACATCTTTAATATTTTCCGCAGCAGCTACTACATAGCAGATAACTTTTTTTACTGCGCTTGTATGTCCCATTAAGGCAAGCTTGATATAATCCTGATTTTCAGCAGTTAAGGTGGTTGGAATATCAGCAGCCGAAGTAACAATGATGGGTTTAGTGAATTTTGCTGTATCAATTAACACTAATCCAACAACGCCTCTTTCACTTCGCGCAATTGCCTGTGCCGCTTTTTCGCTAAAAGTAATGTTAATTTTTGGTAAACCTAATGTAGCCATTTACTTTCCTCCTTTAGATTTCCGTTTTTAATTTGATAGTGCCCATAGTTTCAAAATCATCTTCAAAATCTTCTTCCTGCGTGCACTGATCAAGATTTAAATCAAAGGCTATTTCTAACCTGTTTTGTTCGCCTACATAGTCGTATGAGAACGACTCTACAAGGCATGTTTGACCGTCTATTTTAAGAACAGGATTTCTTTTATCGCGGTCATTCGCTATCAGATAATTTCTAATTTTGTTAACAATTTTTAAGTCGTTAGCTTCACTGTATTCATCTTCATCTTGGAAATAATTGATGTAGATGTTATACGTTCTCAAATCAAAGCCGCTTGCCAATAATTCAGTGCTTGAAAGTCTAACGTCCGTAAAAAAACAGGGTTCAATAAAACCCTGTTGTACTTCGCGTCCGTAAACGCGTGTATTTTCGCCAAAACAGCCATAAAGCATTTCATTTAAAGCTATTTTGATATCTAATTCACTTTTCATATAATTTTACGTACTTATCCATCACTTTATTGGCCACATTGCTAAATGATTTTCCGAAAGTTGAACATGTTAGCGGTACGCATTTAATACCTGGTATAAATTTGATCTCTCGCCCTGGATTAGTACCAGCGGTGAATGTTACACCGTTCTTTAAATGCACTGTATGCTTAGTGTATGGCTCAATCAGTCTATGGCCATCTTCCACAAGATGCCAGTCATGACTTTTTCGCGACTCACCATAAAATAGCGCGCGTGTCTCCATGCCATCACCAATGACTCTGATTCTAAATCCACTCATAAGACGCGCATAATCATCTTTAGAATGATGCAGTTTTTTTCTAACATTTGCCTTAAGCTCTTTTTTAAACTGATTGCCAACTTTTCTCATGCATTCATTGGCAATATCAGGATATTTCTTTTCCATTTCTTCAATAGCCTTGATTAAGTCCTGATATTCAGCAGTATTAAATTTAATTTCTACAGGCATAAATATCATCCTTTCTTCGTGCGATGAACTGTTGCCAGTATTTCTATCTGATAGTGTTCTTCTTTGACGTCGTTTATATCCTTTATGTCAAAGAGTTCATTTTTATATTTGATCATCATATCTCCTGTTAATTTTTGGCGGTTTATTTTAGATGATGATCTTAATGTAAACAAATAGCTTGCGTTTCCTTCCGTGCGCTGTGCGTCGGCATATTCACCGCCAAATTTTTCAGCAACGCAAGCCCAACATTTCGCATACGTAACACGCTTGTTTACAAGCGCGTGCGTTTCGTCTCTCACTTGCTCGTTAGATAAGATTTCCACTCTTTTGTTAAATTTTCCATAATCTAACACTAAGCATCACCTACTAACGCGGCCTCTCCAGGCAGTAAATTAACAGCGTGAGAATCTATGATCTCATACACAGCCCTATTTATGTACTGCCCATCATTTTGCATAACACCTTTGCGATTGATAAAGTCGCTGCATAAAACGAGATAAGGATATGTTAAATCATCCTGTGACTTGATATATTCCTCATTTCGCCCTGTCCGTTTGACAATAAAGGCTAATGAAGCATCCATAGCCATTTGTATTTCGTCTTTAAGCTCTTCGACTTCATCAATGCGCAAATACGTTGCAACAAATTCATTTGTTAGTTCGCTGATTTTCATTTTTTGCCACCTTCTTCTTAGTGGTAGTGATTTTCTCAATGTAATCACATCTCAGCAATTCCTTTGCTAGGTCGTCTTTTAAATCTAGTATTTCTCCTACATACGCGGAGCATTCAGCGCATGCAAACGATACTAAAGCTTTAACTTTCATTAAGCCGTAGCCATCTTCATGACTGCAATGCCTTCCTGGTTTTGAATTTTGCAGTCAAATTCTACATAGCCATAGAATCCTACAGCGTGCTGTAAGGCATATTTTTCATTTAATCGACCTAATTCAAAGTTTTCAGTAATGTGCTTTGCTAATGCAACCTGTGGATTTACGTAAACTAACACAGGACCTTTTTCACCGATTTTAGGCATCCAGTCAGACGTTTTAATTTCGGTTCCTAATAAGGTTTTGCCAAATCCAGTTCTTACATCATTATTTAATAAATAGCGTCCTTCATTATCCTTTAACTGTCTTAAAACTGTTAAAGTTTTCTTATTGCAAAGGAAATAAGCGCCCTGCTGGTAAACTGTAGGGATTTCATCCATTAAGTTCATAATTTCGTCTAATGTGATGGCCGTTGTTGATTTTGCTGTAATAACATTTGTAGCATTTTTAATGCCATCAACCTTATCATCAATGCCTAAGATACATTTTTCAAAGAATACAGCTAATGCCTGCGCCATACGACTTGTTACAAAGTTTACAATATCAATATCGGTATTGTTGATTAATGATTTAGATACTTTTGTTAAAACACCTGCTAAATATTCATCTAATTCCATAGTTTTTAAGCCTGTGCCAGTTGCTACAAGGTCTTCAAACTCATTCGCCCATGATACCGCAATTGCATCTTTAGCATCATCAACATAAGGGATAACTAATTTTCCCTTGCCTGAATACGTTTCGCAGTCGGCAAATAATGGTGATAATTCTTTAATGTGGTCAATGATCTTATTAACAATTGTTGTTGGAATAATTGAACCGTTGTCACCACGCGTAATGTTTGTGTCGGCCTGCTGTGGATTGCCTTTTAAGTTTTCACGAATATATGCCGCAAACTTTTTAACATCTTCCTGATAAATTTCTTCAGGTGTTTTAGCATTCTTCTTTCCTTCATTTGGTGACTTGATCAGTCCGATATTATCCATTTCCTGGACTCTAGCAATATCAGACTTTAACGCTTTAGCTTTTGCTAATGTTTCATCAAATGTTTTTCTTTCTTCATCATTTAATGTTCTGCTTTCTTCTTTAGCCTTATTTGTAATTTTTTCTAAAGATTCAACATATGCATTATATTCTTCCTGCATCTGCTTTAAATTCATACGTTACCTCCTTAAAGTTTTAGCATTTCTATTGCATCAAAAAAGGCGGATAAATCATTACCGCCCTCTTTAGTGCCTTCTTTAGTTGCACTGTTTAAATATTTAGTTTTTAGTGCCTGTGGGAAGCTCTTATAGCGGTCAATACACTGCTGTGTAACTGCATTTGTTGCTTTTTCGTTTGGTGCATTTCCGCTAATCAGCGAGATATTAAATACTTCGCTCATTTGTTTAGCTCCCATCCATGTTTCATCTCTTAAAAGCTGTTTAATTTCATCTTCGCTTACATTCGCTTTTTCCATGTACAGGGGAATGCAAGTAGAATCTTCAATTTTTTCAAGCGTTTCCGCTTCTTTTCGCATTTCGTCCGCATTGCCAACAAACCATGTGTAAGGCTTGTGAATCATCAGCATTGAAGATGAGTACGCATACACATTGTCCGCGGCCATTACCAAAAAAGAAGCAGCTGAAGCCGCGTATCCATCAATATAGGCATTAACCGTTACACCGCGCGATTTTGCACGCTGAATAATAGATGACATCGCTGTTGCGGCCATCACGTCTCCGCCCGGTGAATTAACATAAATGTTTAACTGATCACCTGATTTTAATTCCTTAACGGCTGCGCTAAACTTAGACGGCACAACATAATCATCAATGTTATCTTTATTCCATACATCATCATCATTAGTGATAACTCCGTATGCAATCAGTTCCGCAATCATTCACTATCACCCCCTTCCATCTCATCATCATCATTTTGATCTTCGCCTGTTGTATGTGTTTGACCCGTGTTAGGTGTGTATGTTTCGCCTGTCTTAACATCAAGTAAGACATCGCCAAGGCCCATAGATACAACGTCCAACCCTTCAGCGCGTGGTAGGTTTTCCATCGCTCTGATCTCATTACCAGTTATCCATCCTGCATCTTTTGCGCTTTTGTATGCGTCGTAGCGCTCTTTTACGCTTGCTTTTAAGATGCCTGATAAATCAAAATCAAAATAAAACTTGCCTTTTTCGCTTTCTAAAAGCAAATCTCTATTAAGAGCAGTTACAAAAGCTGTGCAGATAGGCAAGATGGCATTTTTGATAAACTGCGTATAGTCTTTTTCGATATGAAAAATGCGGTCAATTTCATCATTTAGCGTCTTTATTGATTCTACAAGTTGCATTTCTACAGCAGTATTTGACGATTCCTTAAACGTAATGCCTTCGTTCAGCACAGCTACGCTATCACTATCCTGATCACTATAAAGCGTATTCCACGCACGCTTTAAATAATCGGTTTCTTCTCTACCTAATCGCCTTGATGCCTGAAGAAATCCTTTCTTATTACCGCCTTTTTTCATCATATTCAATTGAAACTTCATCATTGAATAAGCGGCATCAAGTGCTTCATTGATTTGCTCAATAACACCTTCTCCGCGCATTCCATCACGTGTGTTTCTAAGCATTTTGATAAAATAAAAAGGCTCATACATAGAGCCATTAACGCTAATCATGTAGCGTTTCTTGATAGGATCAAAATTATCATATTCAAAAATACTTACATTTTCGTTTTTTACATAATATAATCCGTTAACTTTGTTGCCTGTTTTATCAATGTAAGCATAACCGCCCGACATCAATAAATAGTCCTCACACATTGCTTTTTTAAACTGGTATGCATCTAAAGTATCGTTTGTTTCAGCGTTTAGATACTTCACACGTTCATCATTTTTGACTTCCTCAACTTTTTTAGTGCCGTTTTCATACGTTTCTTTGTATAGCTTGATAGGCACTATCGCAAAAGTGCTTGTGATTAAGTCAACATCACTTGTTACCTGTGGGATAGCAAGCACTTTATTTCTTCCTAAAATTTCAAGATTAAAAAATGATCTTAAAATAGGGCTTGTTGTAACAGTAGTTTCATCAATGATATCTTTTCCTGTTGCTACATACTTAATTCTTTGCCATAAATTCACTTGCTCACCCCCTTAAATAATCTGTGCTACAAATCCGCTTCCGTGCGCTAACGTGTCTTCGTTAAGTAAAAATACCGCATTGATAAGACTTACAACCATATCAACCTTTCCTGCTGATTTCTTTTTGTTTACATACATATTCATGTTTGTATCATATGTGCATTTTGCGTTTTGAAAGTTGATTTCTAGCATGCCATTTTCTTCATACTCAAACTCGCCATTTTCAATTTTTTCCTTAAGAAGTTTTGTTGCTGGATGCAACACAGATGAATGCTGTTTTATTTCAACTGTCTGATACAAAGATGACCACTTTTGAGCGCTTGATAAGCAATTATAGCGGTCATATCCGATAGCCAAAATATTAACACCAAATTTTCTCTCTAACTCAAACACAAAATTTTCAATGTATTCATAGTCAATTGTCATGTCTCCGCAAGCGAAAACATGACCTTTTTTAATATGCATACGGTAATCAATCTTCTCATTATTGCTTTTTTCATCAATTCTCCCATCTGGGATAAAAGCAAATGAATTAGCTAGTATCTTACCGTTATCAATGCTTACAAAAGATACGCTTGTATTGTCGTTGGTCATTGATAAATCGACACCAACAAACACATTACGACCATACCAATCAATGTGATCAACTTTACATGCCTTAACATCATTAATATCAATATACGTTTCAGTACCTAGCCCCTGGTAAATGATGTTACAGTGCTTGCACAAAAAGTTTTGTCGTGCACTTTCAACAGCTATTGCATACGCACGCTTTTTTAACAGGTCTTCCCATATTTCAGGTATCTCTAAAGATACTGGATTAGCTTGTCTCATAATAAGATCATCCGTCTGCCAATCTTTTGGGTTGTCCGGTTCATAAAGAAGTGAAAATCTCGTTGGATCATGTTCAAGACCATCTAAAACGCGCTTAGAATAATTAACTTCGTCTTCTAATGGGTTGACTGTCGTTTCATATTTTGTTGATACGATAAAGCCAAGCTTGTTCAAGATGTTTAACTGTCCTGATCTCATTGCCTCAATAGGGTAACTGACAGGTAAAGCGCCTGCTTCGTCAGCTATAAAAGCGTTTGGTAAACGTCCATCCATTCGGGATGTTGAGTAAGACAATGGCACAAATTTACTTTCAAGCGGTTTAAATAAAATATAATCGCGTAAAATTTTAAATCTCTTCGTTCCGTTATACTCAAAAATAGCTGGTGAACTTCTCAGCGTCTCGGCTATTGCTTCTTTTATCTCTTTTGAAAGTGCGCCATCTGGTGCAACACTGTAAAATTTAGAAAACTTAGGCTCCGTAATGAACAGCAGTATAAAAATAGTGCCAACTGAATAAGTCTTAAAGTTTTTTCTGCATATCTCTAATACGCATGTTTCATACTTGCGCTTTTTAGGGTTATCGCGTCTTACAACGCACAAAACAGCTACATATACAAGCCACTGATAGCCCATTGTGCATTTATAAAGGCTTTGGCCTGCCTTTAAGCCTTTAGGCATTCTTAGCAGCTTTAATATGTTGCAAATTTGTTTATATTTCTTGTTTGATACAACAAATTCTTTATCTTTGCCTTCAAAGATATTCATAAAATCACGCATTTGCTTCTTTACATATTTAGGTGTTGTATCTTTATCAATGTTATTTTTGCAGTATTCGTATGCCTTATTCATCAATATCACCGCTATTGTTGATAAAGATC